TGTAAAGATAACGTACAAGTGATTCCTAAGTTCTTCAATGTGAGTAAGAAGAATCGCATGAAGTATCTTGAGCCTTACGCGTGGTTACGTCATGGATAAAGATAACTTTGACAATCTACAAGGTATTAAGAAAGCCTTAAAGTCTGCTCAGAAGCAGTTTTTGCCGCCGCCTAACCTCAAGCCCAGTGAATGGGCCGAGAGAAATGTGCGTATACCTATAGGTAACGCCGTCCCAGGGTTGATACGGTTTGATAACGCTCCTTATCAGAGGGAGCCGTTGGATATGACGGATAATCCGAACTGTAATCGAGTCACTTTGATGTTCGCCGCGCAGGTTGGAAAAACCTTATTAGGTCTTTGCGCGCAAGCTTATCGTATAGGACAGAATCCGACCAGTCAAATTATGTGTCAGCCTTCTCAGGGTGACTTACAAACATGGTTGGAGACGAAATTTAACCCTATGGTCGAAGCTAACCCAGAGCTTGAATCGTGTATAGCCAAGCCTCGCGGTCGTGAAGGGGTTAATAACCAACGCATGAAATCCTATTATGGGGGTTTTATGATGTTCTCGTGGTCCGGCTCCCCAAAAACTATGCGAGGTAGATCAGCGCCTTTTGTAGTGTGTGACGAGACAGACGGCTATGACCGTACTGGTGAGGGACATCCTGTTTCACTACTTCAACAACGTTCCGCAACTTTCGGTCAGCAGCGTATGCTACTCGAAATAAGCACACCAACGTTCAAAGGGTCTTCATGGATAGAAGACGCCTTTGAAGCGGGTGATAAACGCAGATTCTACGTTCTTTGCCCGCATTGTAAGACTCCCCAAACGTTAAAGTGGGCTAACGTCATGTGGGACAAGACCGATACAGAGCACGACCCAAGTACTGCTAGATATATGTGTACTGATTGTGGCTCTTTGTGGGACGACGGGGAGCGTATAGCAGCTATACGAAACGCTGAAAGACACGGAGCTGGGTGGAAAGCTGAAAAACCGTTTAAAGGTCATGCGAGTTACCACCTGAACGAGCTTTACTCAGTTTTCCGGCGCTTAGAGGATATAGTAACGTCCTTCCTAGAGAAAAAAGCTGCTAATGATTTACAGACGTTCGTGAACGTCTCATTAGCCGAGACGTGGGAGGAAGACGGCGAGCAGATTGACGAGCACGGCCTGTATGAGCGCCGAGAGCCGATGGACGCCATACCTGATGACGTTGCAACGCTGTTTGCGGGCGTAGACGTACAGGATAACCGCCTAGAGTTGTCTATTGTGGGTATGGGACGCGGTGAAGAGCTGTATATCTACAAGCATTTGACGCTTTACGGCGATCCATCGACGCCTCAGCTCTGGACGGCCCTAGATTCACACCTTTTTGCCCAATATCAGACGGAATCAGGCCGAAAAATAGCCATTCGAGCCGCCGCAGTGGACTCTGGCGGTCACTTTACCAACTCGGTTTACGCCTACTGTAAGAAGAACGCAGGGCGCAAAGTGTTCGCGATTAAGGGTGCAGGCGGCGAAGGTAAACCAATTTCGAGCCGTCCGAGCAAAAATAACGTCGCGAAGTGCCCACTTTTCAGTATTGGGGTCGATACAGCGAAGGATTTGATCTTTGCACGGCTTAGAATTACCGATATGGGTCCAGGCTACGTACACTTCGCTGAAGGGCTTGATGAGGAGTATTTTAGACAGCTAACAGCCGAAAAAGTGGTCACTCGATACCAAAAAGGCTTCAAGCGTCGAGTGTACGAGAAGATAAGGCCACGAAATGAAGCGTTGGATTGCCTTGTATACGCCTACGCCGCTTATGCTATTATAGGTATCAATGTCAATGCTTTGGCTGATAGATTGGAGCACGCTGATGATGAAAACGTCGATACCGCTCCGCAACCTAAGCCTAAGCAACGACCATTTGTACCCCCTACGGGTAAGAATTTCATTAATTCGTGGCGTTGATTATGGCAAACTTGTTTGATCCTACCTTAGCTCCCGAGGGCGAGCCGAAGAAAGTCGTTGTCGGGGATTTTATCCAGTGGAAACGCACCGACTTAATTAGTGACTACCCGTTAGCTGAGTACTCCGCAGAGTACGTAGCGCGCATACACGGCGGCGGTGACACTGAGATTAAGTTACCTGCAACCGAGAATGACACGTATCTGTTCACAGTTGATAGCGCAACGTCAGCATCGTTCGTGGCAGGCCGCTACTACTGGCAGTTAGAGATCACACAGACTAGCTCAGGTAACAGAATCGTCGTAGATCGCGGCGAATTTGAAGCTATTGTCGATTTAGATAATAATCAAGCCGATCCGCGTAACCACGCTGAGATTATGGTCTCTAAGATCGAGTCGTTACTGGAAGGTAAGGCCGACTCAGACGTTACGTACTACATGATAAATGGGCGAGCACTGACTAAGCTGAGTTACAAAGAGCTTCAGGAAGCGCGAGACTATTACAGAGCGGAAGCTGCTAGACTTCGACATATCGAGGACTTAAAGCACGGACGTACTAACGGGAATACGATAAAAGTGAGATTTTGATGGGTATTTTTGACAGGTTTACCAAGAAAGATACCCCAGACGACAAGGTATCTAACGTGTTCAAGCGTATTAAACGCTCTTACGCGGGTGCAGGTACGAGTCGTCTGCTATCTGACTTTATGAGCTCCAATAACTCGGCTGACGCAGAGTTACGCAACGCCATTCACACGCTACGCGAGCGTAGCCGTGATCTAGCCCGAAATAATGAGTACGCACGCCGCTATTTCTCCCTACTGCGCTCGAACGTAGTCGGAGACAAGGGCTTTTTGCTGCAAGTTAAGGCGCTAGACTCCGTAGGCAAGCTGGATCAGTCAGGAAATACCGCCGTTGAGGCGGCTTTTTCTACGTGGGCAAAGCGCGGTAACTGCACAGTAGACGGTAAAATGAGCTGGCTAGATGTGCAGAAATTAGCCATTGAGACGATCTCACGCGATGGTGAAGTGTTCATCGTTAAGCATCGTTCGGCTAAATTCAAAGATTCGTTCGCGCTAGAGTTCCTAGAGCCTGATCAGATCGACCACACGCTCAATAAGAAGATGCAGGACGGGCGTGAAGTCCGCATGGGTGTCGAGCTAGATGAGTTTAAGCGTCCAACCGCTTACTACGTCCTCACAACACACCCAGGCGACAACGAGTACGCTACATTCAGCAACGGCAATAAGTACCGTCGCATCCCTGCTGACCGTATGATCCACGCATATATCCATCAGCGCGTTGGACAGACACGCGGCGAGCCGTGGTTAGCGCCTGTCATCTTCAGCATGAAGCAGCTCGGCGGTTTACGTGAAGCCGCTATTATCAACGCGCGTATCGGCGCGTCTAAGATGGGCTTCTTCACCTCACCCGCAGGTGACGGCTTCACGGCTGATGAGATGGACGGCAACGTTCCGCTAATGAGCGCGGAGCCAGGCACGTTCCACCAGTTGCCGAACGGTGTAGACTTTAAATCGTTCATGCCCGACTACCCCTCTTCTGAGTTCGAGGCGTTCCACAAGTCTGTACTCAAGGGTATAGCAGCGGGTATGGGTGTCTCGTACACCTCACTGTCGAACGACCTAGAATCGACTAGCTACAGCTCGATCCGTCAGGGCGCACTAGAAGAGCGCGACAACTACCGAAACATCCAGACGTTCCTTGTTGACCAAGTAATCATGCCGATTTACGAGGCGTGGTTAGGCTCAGCTATGGAGATGAACACGTTCGGTATTCCGCTCCGTCAGTATGACCGCTTCTTGGCTGCAACGAGCTTCCGTGGTCGCGCTTGGTCATGGGTGGACCCAGTGAAAGAGATGAATGCAGCTATTACGGGTATGAAGGCTGGCGTCCTGTCTATTCAGGATATTGCAGCGCAGTACGGTAAGGACGCTGAAGATTTGATGTCTCAGATCGTTAAAGATCGCGAGCTGGCTGAACAGTTCGGTATCAAGTACGCTCTGGAACCTTATGCGGCTAACCAAGCGGCTGTGATGCCAGATGGTTATGATAGTGGCGAAAATTGAAGTTAGTGGTACTATTCAATGAGTAACGAAGTAGAGGGCGGTGTTATGACCGACGAAGTACGCGAAGAAGTTGTCGAAGAGACAACGACTGAAGAAGTAG